TGGAGCCGTTCAATGCGGCGACGTTCGGGAAGCCGTATACCAGGATTACGGTGACGCCACAGGGGAATTATTCGTTTCCGACGGTGGCGAAGGGGGTGAAGGTGACGGGGAGCTGGGGGTGGCCTGCAGTGCCGAAGCTGGCGAAGGAGGCGACGCTGCTGCAGGCGTTCAGGCATTTCAGCCGGAAGGGGGCGCCGTTTGGGGTGGCGGGGAGCGCGGAGCTGGGGCAGTTGATGGTGATCACGCGGTTGGATCCGGATGTGGAGGGGATGTTGGAGCCGTTGAGGCGGTATTAATCGTTGGAACGTTGGAACGTTGGAACGTAAGAGCGTTTACCACAAAGGACACGAAGGACACGAAGGGTTTAAATCTATCCACCGATGGACACAGATGGACACAGATGGTGAGTGATTAGTACGAATGGGACGAATGGACGAATGGGACGAATGTAATTGGGAATTATGGGTAATTATGGGTAATAAGGAGTAATGATGATCAGTCAGGTGGAGGTGCCGGGGTTGGAGAAGCTGCGGGAGAGGTTGGAGGTGGCGCATTTGGCGGGGGAGCCGATGCGGGTTTTTGGGAGCCGGGCGGGGATCACGGTGCAGGGGGAGGCGAGGAAGCTGGCGCCGGTGGATACGGGGTATTTGCGGTCGAGCATTGGGTACCAGGTGGATAGTGCGCCGGTGCCGCTGTGGGCGAAGGTGGGGACGAGTGTGTTTTATGCGCCATATCAGGAGCTGGGGACGGGGACGCTGGCGGAGGGGGAGGTGGCCGGGATGCGACACCATCCACCCAGCGAGGCGCTGGATCTGTGGGCGAGCAGGCATGGGTTTGCGAGCGGGCGGGAGGTGGCGAGGATCATTGGGAGGCGGGGGGGGTTGAGGCCGAGGCGGTTTTTGCGGGGTGGGTTGAAGGCGAGTATGCGGAAGATCGATGGGTTTGTGCGGCAGTTGGCGGAGGAGATCGAGAGGCGGTTTACGGGGGGGTAGTGATCAGTACGAATGGGACGAATGGACGAATGGGACGAATAAGAACGGTGGACACGAAGGACACTAAGGACACGAAGGGTTTTAAATCTATCCACCGATGAACACCGATGGACACAGATTTTAAGGGATTAGATAGAGGTGACGAGATGAAGTTGAGCATTCCGAGGTTGGTGGAGAGGTTGGAGCTGAGGGGGTATGCGGAGGGGTTTGGGGAGGAGGGGTTGTGGGTGTGGGTGAATCCACCCAGGGAGCTGCTGCGGGTGCACGATGAGAAGATCATTAAGCGGCAGGCGAGCGATGAGGAGATTTATGCGTGGTATGCGGAGGTGTGGTCGCAGGGGCCGGAGGGGACGAGGTGGTCGGTGGAGGAGGTGCGGGAGCTGTGGGAGAGCTCGAGGGATACTGACCCGCAGTTGTGGGCGTGGCTGGCGATGCGGACGCGGGAGCTGATCTTGGAGCACCGGGTAAAAAAAAAGGTGAGTTCGTCTTAGAGGCGGCGAAGCTGGCGAGCGGAGGCAAGACGACGGATGCGATGTTGGTGGCGGTGTTGGAGGCGCAGCATGTGAACCGGGTGCTGGGGGGGGCGTTCGTGGGGCCGGGGGAGGTGGATGGGCTGCCGGATGATTTTTTGGATGCGTGCGAGGCGCTGGCGGTGGATGTGCCGAGGATGGCGAAGGAGATCAGGAGATAAATCTATCCACCGATGGACACCGATGAACACAGATATTAAGTGATTAGTACGAATTTTACGAATGGACGAATGGAACGAATAAGAGCGGGCGGGGGATTGCTTCGCTGCGCTCGCAATGACAAGAGGTGAGAGATGGCTGAGAGTGTGTTGGATGTGATCATCAGGTTTTTGAAGGAGGGGAGGGGGGATGAGGAGGCGACGAGCGGGCTGAAGGGGTTGGCGGATGGTTTTCAGCAGGTGACGGGGTTTTCGCTTTCGTCGGTGACGGCGGTGGGGGCGGCGACGGCGGCGTTTAAGTTTTTGCGGGATGCGGTGGGGGAGACGGTTGAGTATGCGATGGACGTGAAGGATTTCGGGATGGCGCTGGGGATCAGCGCGGAGGAGGCGAGTAAGATCATCCAGATCGGGGATGATATGCGGGTGAGCCAGGAGACGATGAGTGCGGGGTTCCGGTATGCGCTGGATCACGGGATCACGCCGAACGTGGAGGGGTTGATTGCGCTGAGCGCGGAATTGGAGGGGATCGTTGATCCGGCGGAGCGGATGAGCTGGGCGATCGACAAGTTTGGGCGCGGGGCGGCGCAGGATATGCTGCGTTTCTTGGAGGCGGGGCCGGACGGGCTGCGGGAGATGAGCGATGAGCTGGAGAACAGTGCGCTGGTGATGAGCGATGATGCGGTGCAGGCGGCGGATGAGTACCGGCTGGCGATGGATGAGCTGACAGATAGTTGGGAGGGGTTTAAGATTGCGGTGGGGACGGGGGTGTTGGAGATCATCCAGGTGGATGAGGCGGAGCAGGCGTTGATGGGGAAGGGGCAACAACAGCAGGCGCAATTGGAGGAGCATACGGAGGTGTGGAAGTTGTATGCTGAGGCGGTGCGGGAGGGGCGGATCACGGATGAGGAACGGCTGGAGGTGATCGATAAGGTGGCGAGGGGGTTGATGACGGAGGCGGAGGCGTATTCGAATGTGTTCAGTTGGGCGACGATGGCATATGCTGAGGAGGAGCGGTTCGTGCAGCTTTATGAAGATATGGGACCGGCGCTGTTCAGTGTGGCTGAGAATATGGATGAGGTGGTGGATGCGGCTACACCGCTAGAGGTGGCGATGAGCGGGGTGGGGGGGGAGTTCGATGAGACGAAGCTGACGGCGATGCTGTTGGATGATGCGATCCAGTCGGTGAGCGATTCGATGATCGAGCAGGAGAAGAAGGCATTGGCATTGCAGATTGCGATGGGGAACCTGACGGAGGCGGAGATCGCGGAGAGGAATGCGGCGATTGAGCGGTTGGAGAATTTGGAGGAGCTGAACGGGTTGTTGGATGCGGGGACGATCAGTTGGGATGATTATATGGCGGCGATTGCGGATGGGCAGGTGACGCAGACGGAGGTGAATGAGCTGCTGGGGATCACGGATGGGGTGATGGAGGCGATGATCGAGCACCAGAGTATGATCGATGGGACGAGCGTGGAGATCGATTCGGCGGTGACGGGGAATGGGTTGAAGGATCTGCGGGAGGCGGACCGGCTGTTGAGGGATATCGATGGGGAGCATGTGAGCGCGAGTGTTTATATCGATGTGCAGGGCGGGGGGGGAGGCGGCAGCTTGGGCGGCGGGGGGGTGTCGCTGAATCTGTTCATGGCGCGGGGCGGGGTGGCGACGGTGCCGAGCGGGTTCAATAATGAGGATTTTATGGTGGGGTTGAGCTCGGGGGAGAAGTTGATCGTGATCCCGGCGGGCGGGGGGGAGCGGACGGTGAATAATACGTTGAATGTGTATTCGAATAGTAAGACGGAGGATGTGGTGGGGGACTTCGGGTTGATCGATGCGTGGTCGAAGTAAGAGCGTTTCACACGAAGGACACGAAGGACACGAAGGGAAGTGAGCAGTGAGTAGTGAACAGTGAGCATAGAAAAGTGAACAGTGAGCAGTGAAAAGTGATCAGTACGAATATTACGAATGGACGAATGGGACGAATAAGAGCATTTACACAGATGAACACAGATAAGTGCGGATGGACACAGATAGAGCTTTTTTTAAGTGGAGGTTGAGATGGGTTATTGGTCGATTGTGAAGCCGTTTAAGGGATATAACTACTGCACGAATCCGAGCTTTGAGACGGTGACGACGGGGTGGAGCGCGATTGCGAGTGGGGCGATTGCGCAGAGCAGCACGTATGCGAGCAAGGGAAGGTACAGCGGGAGGTATACACCGACGAGCAATACGGGGGACGGGTTGTATATGGCTGTTTTAGTGCAGAGTTTTTCGGTAGACGTTTTGGCTGCTGCCGGCGTGCCGATGATGATCTGCATTATGGACAGCTCGAATGTTGTTTTGGCATCGACAACATTCACGGGAGATGGGGCGTGGCATCGTTATTATGTGAATTATCCATCATCAGGGGCAAGGATCGGAGTGCGTAAAAACAACAGCGCAAGCACAAGTGCTTTTTATATTGATGGTGCGATGGTTGATTCTTATAATAATTACGACCAGGTGTATTTTGACGGGGATTATCCAGGTGTATATTGGAACGGAACGCGGCACGCGTCAGCATCAGTCATGATCCAACCGACGCGGCGGACGGGTGGGCAGATATTCGACCTGGATGATCTGTCGATCAGCGTGTGCGGGAAGAAGGGGATCGGGGCGGCGCCGGTGCAGCATTTGACGATGGCGCAGCCGAACCTGGACGGGGAGCTGTTCGTGGGCAGCCGGAAGATGCCCAGGACGGTGACGCTGAGCCTGGACGTGAGCGGGTCGAGCCTTTCAGACCTGCACGATAAGCGCAAGGCGTTCAATGACATTTTGAAGACATGCGCAAGCCCGGACGAGGATGCGGAGGTGGTGCTGATGTATACGGGGACGGGGGACCGGATCTACGGCAGATTCGCCTACGACACGGGGATGGAGTACCAGGGGGAGGACGGGTTCACGGACCGGGTGGTGTTGCGGATGATCGGGTATGAGCCGACGGCGTGGGGGGAGTTCGATGTGTGCCAGAGCTTGACGACGGTGCAAAGCGTGTCGAATGCGAACCGGTACGTGCGAAAAAATTTAATGATTTGGGGTAATAATGACGAAGGACTGAACAACGTGATGACGTGCATAGCTTGGCGGGATACATTACCGGAGACGGTGGGCGGTGTGCCGGGGATTCCGGCGACGATCTACATTGGGGGGTCGTTCACGACGGCGAGCGGGGATACACGGAACAGGATTGCAATACATAATCCTATTGGGGATACATACACAGCACTTTCGACGGGGATGAACGGGACGGTGTGGGCGATTGCGATCGGGCCGGACGGGTCGGTGTATGCGGGGGGGGAGTTCACGACGGCGGGGGGGACGACGGTGAATTATGTGGCGAAGTGGAACGGAAGCGCATGGTCGGCGCTGGGGTCGACGGGGCTGAGCGGGACGTGTTATGCGCTGGCGGTGGGGCAGGATGGGACGCTGTATGCGGGCGGGAATTTCGCGACGGCGGCGGGGACGACGGTGAACAATATTGCGAAGTGGAACGGGAGTGCCTGGTCGGCGATGGGCAGCACGGGGGTGAATGGGATCGTGCGGTCGATCGTGGTGGCGAGGAACGGGGATGTGTACGTGGGCGGGTATTTCACCCAGGCGGCGGGGGCGACGGTGAACTGCATTGCGAAGTGGAACGGCAGCGCCTGGTCGGCACTGAGCACGGGGGTGACTTACAGCAGCGGGACGCCGTTCGTGCTGGCGCAGTGCTTCGACGAGGCGGGCAGGCTGTACCTGGGCGGGGAGTTCATCGATGCGGGCGGGGTGACCGTGGCGAATATTGCGATGTGGAACGGGAGCACGTTTGAGGCGCTGGGGGATGGGGTGAACGATCAGGTATGCACGATCTGCCTGGACGGGAGCAGCATCCTGGTGGGCGGGGTGTTCACCACAGCGGGCGGGCTGACGGTGGATTGCATGGCAGGGTGGAACGGGAGCTCGTGGTATCACATGGAGGTGGACCTGCCATCGACGGTGGCGGTGTGGGCGCTGAAGGTGGATGGATTGGGGAATCTGTACGTGGGGGGCGATTTCAGCGGGACGCTGTACGGCAGTTATCAGAGCACGGTGACGGTGGCGTGCAGTGCGAAGGTGTATCCGATGTTTATGATCAAACGGAGCGGGGGGACGAGCGCGAAGGTGAAGTGGATCGAGAACGTGTGGGGGGAGAAGATCATTTATTTGGATTATGCGCTGCTGGACGGGGAGACGCTGCAGCTGATCACGCAGCCGGGGGAGCTGACGTGCATGAGCGATCTGTTCGGGGAGGTGTGGCGGGCGGTGCTGCGAAACAGCGATTTGAGCGATTTTTGTTTGACGCCGGGGAATAATTTCATAAATGTGTTCGTGGATGCGGTGGGGAGCCCGACGGTGACGGCGTATTTGCAGTATAGGGAGATGTGCGAGACGTTTGATGGGTAGGACCGCTGATTTAGCGGATTGCGCAGATGGCGCAGATTTTAAGAGCGTTTCACACGAAGGACACGAAGGATACACAAAGGGACACGAAGGGTTTAAATCTATCCACCGATGAACACAGATGGACACAGATAGTAAGTGATTAGTACGAACGGGACGAATAAGAGCGGGCGGGAGATTGCTTCGCTTCGCTCGCAATGACAAGAGGTGAGAGATGGCGAGAGCGAGATGGGAGTTGTGGCTGGATGATCCGGATGGGACGCGGGTGATGCCGATACGGCGGACGGTGAGCCATGAGATCAGCCTGGTGTTGAATGATTATGGGGCGTTCGAGGTGCGGCTGCCGGATACGTTCGATATTCGACGGGTGCGGAAGGATTGCATCATTGAGTTTTGGAGGAAGCCAGCGGGGGGTGTGCTGAAGCTGGTGGGGACGGGGTTGGTGCGGAAGCCGCGGCGGCAGATGACCCAGACGGGGAAGACGTATTATATTTTGTTCGGTCCGTCGGAGAACGAGGTGCTGAGCAGGCATATTGTGGCGGCGGATGCGGGCAGCGCGGCGGCGGATAAGACGGATTATGCAGATGATATGATGTGTGAGATCGTCGACGAGCAGTTCGGGAGCGGGGCAGGGACGGGGCGGGCGCTGGAGTCGACGTGGAATCTGAGCATTCAGGGGGATGTGGGGGCGGGGCCGAGCATTACGAAGGCTTTCAGCCGGCGGAACGTGTTGAAGGTGCTGCAGGATATTGCGGCGGAGAGCGAGCAGCGGGGGTATCCGCTGTATTTTGGGCTGGTGCCGCGGGTGCTTAGCTCGGGGAAGCTTGGGTTTGGGTTCAGGGCAAGACTCAATCAGTGGGGGATGGATCGCAGTACGGAAAGCAGTAATCCGACGATGCTGGGGACGGCGTTCGATAATGTGACGGAGCCGGTGTATACGGAGGATGCGACGGAGGAGGCGAATTATGTGTATGTGGGGGGCGGGGGATTGGAGACGGAGCGGGTGATCACGGAGGTGAGCGACAGTGTGGCGATTGGGGCAAGCCCGATCAACAGGCGGGAGATATTCGTGGATGCGCGGACGAGCGCGGATGGGGCGCTGGAGGGGATCGGGAAGGCGGCGCTGGCGGAGCATGCGGTGAAGAAGACGTTCACATGCCGGATCAAGGATACGCGGAAGGCGCGGTATGGGATCGATTGGGAGTTTGGGGATAAGGTGACGGTGGGGGCGTTCGGGATGGAGTTCACGGGGTTGGTAAGGGCGGTGCGGGCGGGGGTGACGGTGGGGGGGGAGGATTTTGTGTTGTCGAAGATGAGTACGTGAGTTCTATCCACCGATGAACACCGATGAACACAGATATTAAGTGATTAGTACGAATGGGACGAATGGACGAATGGGACGAATAAGGGCAATATTTGGGAGGCTTGGATGATCGATGAGCTGATGGCGAGGATACGGGCGTTGGAGAGGGAGTTGGAGCGGATGCGGGCGCAGGAGAGGGGATTGCAGCCAGCGGGGTTGCTTGCGCCGTTGACGAGTACGAGTTGGGATGGGGATTCGTTCAGTACGGTGAGCACGGCGACGGAATTGAACATGGTGTCGGTATTCAGCTGCCCGAGCGGGATCAGGGCGGTGAAGGTGAGGATGTACGCTAAGGATAGTGCGACGCATCCGCAGACGGGGCTGTATTTTGCGCTGGGGCCGAGCAGTACGTATTGGTATTGTGCGCTGGTGAGGCCGGTGGGGGATGATGTGCCGATCGAGCAGACGACGTGGATCAATGTGGATGCGAATGGGAGTCTGTGGTACAAGGTCGCAGCGAGCGGGACGGGGACATTGGATATTGTGCTGCAGGTGTGGGATTGGGCGAAGTGAGAGTTCTTTCCACCGATGAACACAGATGGACACAGATATTAAGTGATTAGTACGAATGGGACGAATAATAGCATAGCCCATTGTTAGAGGGTGTCGGCGGGGGAGGAGCGAGCGTGGCCGGTTTGGAGGTCACGCTCGACGAGTTTAAGGTAGCGGAGGAGGATGGTGGTGGTGGTGTGGCCCATGAGGTGCATGAGGGTGACGATGTCGATGCCGTTGCGGAGGGATTCGAGGGCGTAGGTGCGGCGGAAGTCGTGCAGGCCGGGCTGGGGGATGTGGGCGAGGTCGGCATGGCGGCGGATGACCTGGCGGAGTCCGGCGCCGGTGAGGCGGGTGTTTTGCTGGTTGGTGTAGAGGGGTTGGTGGGGGAGGGGGTCGGGACGGTTGCGGAGGTAGCGGTGGAGCTCGCGGAGGGCTTTGGCGCCGAGGTAGACGGTGCGGGGTTTGTCGCCTTTGCCGTGTTGGATGTGGAGGGCGCCGGTTTTGGGGTCGAGGTCGGATAGGTTGAGGGAGACGAGCTCTTCTTTGCGGATGCCGGTGTCGATGAGGGTGGTGATGATGGAGCGGTCACGCTGGCCGAGGGGGGTTTTGCGGTCGCAGGTGAGGAGGAGGGCGCGGACGTGTTCCATTGGGATGCCGGGGAGGGGTTCTTTGGAGGGTTTGGGTGGGGTGACTTTGGTGATGGGGTTTTTGTAGGCGGGGTCGTCAAGCTCGGTGGTCCACCAGTTGAGGAAGGCTTTGATGGCACGGTAGGCGGCGTGGAGTCCGCCAGGGTTGCGGGTTTGGGAGAGGTGGATGAGGTATTGGCGGATGAGGGTGGGGGTGAGGTCTTCGATGTGGGGGGAGGTTTGGGAGGCGCAGTAGGCGGCGAAGTAGTGGAGTTCGTTGGCGTAGTATTGGAGGGTGCGAGGGGAGCGTTGGGAGGCGCGGCGATCGGTGAGGAAGGCGATGGTTTCGGTTGAAATCAGGTGGTTCATGTTAGGTCGGATAAGTGTGGGTTATGCGGCGAAGTGTGAGAGTCAGGGGGTTATGGTTTGCGGGGTGTGGGCCATAGGTGGGGGTAGGTGGGTGTGTAGGGGGTAGGGGTGGATGGGTGGGGGTAAGTGCCCCAGGCCGGATTCGAACCGACAGCCGCTTGATCCGAAGTCAGGTGCTCTGTCCATTGAGCTACGGGGGCTAGATATGGGGTGGGTGGGGTGTTTATGATTGGTTTGGATAGGGGTGGGGGGGTATTTTTGAAGGGTGTCAGGGGTGTTTGGTGGAATCAGGGGGTTCAAATTCGGGGGTGGGGTTGGCGTAGGGGGCGATGGCTACGGCAAATATGCTGCCTAATAAGCCAAGTGCAGCGGAGGCGGCTGTGATGAGCAGGCCAATGCCGAGGGAGCCGGGGTAGTCGCTGGTGGTAAGTACATTCAGCATGTTGATGATTTTTCCGATGGAGAGGATGGCGGCCAGGCCGGTGAGGATGAGTAGCAGCCAGGCATAGCCTTTTTTGGTTGGGTCTTTGTAGGATAGGGCGGCCAGGCCGATGAGCAGGCCAAGAATGCCGGTGAGGATGCCGTCGCCTTCGATGCCGGAGACGGAGAGGGAGCCGAATGGGGTGGCCATGGTGGCCCAGGGGAGGAAGGCGCCGATGATCAGGCCGAGGCTGGCGATGTAGAACAGGGTGCGTTTGGTGGTTGGGGTGGGGGTGGAGGGTGATTGCCCATCTGGGGAGGTTAGGTCACGGTTGCAGAAGCGGCAGATGAGGGCTTCGTCCTGGATCTCTTCGGCGCAGTACGGGCATTTTTTCATTTTCTTCTCCGTGGGGTAGGGGTCGAGCTGGTGGGCGAGGCGGTAGATGTGGATGGCTGGTTGGTGGATTTGGTGGGTGTAGAGGGTGTGTGAGATTTTGAGTAGGAGGATGTAGGCGCCGTTGCGAAGCGCTTTGATCATGTGTTGTATTTGGTGTGCCGCTCGGAGATTTTCTTTTGCGTGCGAACGGCTTCGAGGATGTCGGGGAGGTGGGTGATGGGGACGCCACCCAGCTCGTGGAGGATTTGTTCGATCAGGTCAGTGCGGGCGGGTTCGGGGGGTAATTTACCTGATTTGCGGTAAAGTAAATCGCGGGGGAGTCCTAATGCGTCTGCCATTAATTGGATAGCTTTATCACCAGGTGGGCTGATTTTATTTACGATGCGGGAGATCTGGGCGACGGATAGACCGCTGCGCCGGGATAGTTCAGCCTGGCTGATATCCATCACTTTTAGTTGGTCCTTCAACCATTCGGCGAATTGTTCCATATCAGGAATATATCAAATATGTAATCCATTGGTGGAATATTACGTTCCACCCTTGACAAATAATTGCAAGATGTTACAATTCCATAAATGGAATAAAGGGTTACATACACGAAACAAGGAGGAAAGATGCCAAAATACAAGTGGATTGCGACGGATCCGGCGACTTACGAGGAGATCAATGCTGAGGCGCTGCTGACGAATCGGAAGATTGGGGCGCAGGTGGCGGAGATGGTGCGGAAGTTGAAGGAGGCGGGTTTGTGGGTGGCGGATTTGGGGGAGCTGCCCAGGCCGGAGGGGGCGACGCGGGTGCCGGTGATCGGGGTGAAGCAGGTCGAGGAGTAGAGACGCAGTCAGATGCGTCTCTACGCATTTATGGAGGATGAGATGAAGCGGCGACCAAGAAGGGAAAAGTTTGATTGGGTGGGTTGGTTTTGGGTGGTGGTGGTGTGGACGGTGGTGTGGGTGGAGTTTTGGTTTGCGCTGTTGGGAGGTGGGGGATGAATAGCACGAGGTTGATGGTGGAGCTGATGGAGCTGCGGTGGCGGTATGGGCTGGCGGCGGCGATCATCGGGGGGATGGTGGCGATGCGGGCGAAGAGCGAGATGGTGCTGGCGCTGGCGAGGGATTATGTGGCGAATTTGCCTAATTCGATGTATGCGCCGGATTGGATGCGGATTCTGGCGAATGCTTCGGATGTGGCGGCGGTGGATGATGCGTTTGATGATCTGACGAGCGAGCGGGAGTTTTGGTTTTTGAAGGAGGCGGACAATGAGCAGAGAAGGTAGTGTATTCACGGATATGCTGGTGATCGGGTTTTGGTTGGCGGTTGCGGTGTGTTTGGTGTGGTGGGTGATGCCTGCTGATTGGGAGCAACGATTTGCAACGATGATGGATGCGGCGCTGCCGTTGGGGGATGCGACGGTGATCGAGTATGAGCATGCGATCATTGGACATAACGCCGAGGCGATTGCGGTGCGGGATTGTTTGCGGCAGAGTGGGCCGTTCCAAGTCTGGCAGAAGCCGGATGGGCGGTTCGTCAGATTGTGCAATCTGCCGGATGGGAAATTCGGGATTCAGATCTGCCAGGCCGATTACAACGGGGAGGAGTGTTTCCACGAGGTGACTGCGTTCATCAAGAACAAATTCACTAAACTGGAGCAGTTGATCAAGTATCTTGAGAACATTGGGGCGAGCAAGGTTTTCCCGTAAATTGTTAAGGTGCTATGGACAGGATAGCAGAGGAAAGAGTCATGAGTGAGTTTGGGAGATGTTTCGGTGGGGTTTCGGTATTGGCCTGGCTAGGGTTGTTCGGGTATTTTTATAATCGGTGGATAGCCAGGGTGGAGAAGCGAGGGGAGTTGGAGGGGTTTGTGAGCCTGGCGGTGGCGCTGGGGGTGGGGGTGACGGTGTTGGGGATCGGGGCGTTGGATTTGTTGATCGAGGGGGTGAATGCAGGGGTGTTGGCTTTGGTGGCGTTTGGGTGCAGCGGTACGCCAATGATGTGGGGGAGCATGCGCAGGTATGTGGTGAGGCGGCGGCGGGATCAGGAGGGGATGCGCGATGACACCGCCTAAACGTTGGCCGACGGATGCGGAGTGGGCGCGGGAGGATGGGGTGAGCGGGTGCCGGAAGATCCAGGAGCTGGTGGATGCGATCATGGATGAGTTGTACGAGTTGACTCAGACGGAGCTGTTGAGGCGGTTGAGTGTGATCAGGCGGAAGGCGCAGGAGATGGAGCGGAGTTTGTTGGCGGTGGGGCCGGGGCGCTAGGTGGTCAGCGGTCTGCCGGTCAGGTTGTCTCCCCCAACCTGGCAGGCAGATCGGTGGCAGCCTGGTGAGCTGTTACTACTCCTCTAAGGAGCCTGGAGCTGGCCTGGTTCAACCAGCTCCAGGCAAAGGAGTAAGTGCTAGATAAAAACGCTGCATTGCCACAGAGAGAGCGGGATCAGGCAAGTGGGAAGTCCTGATGGCAAGCCGGAGAGTGTAACCGGAATACGGATCGGCCTGCAATGGTCGGTGGCAGCCGGATAGACGGCGGCCAGCCGCTCGGAACGGCACGACGAGCAGCTCAGTCATGCACCAGGTCTCACAGAGATCACGGGCGGCTGGCAACATGGTCGAAGAACAGGAGGATGAGATGGATACACAATTAGAGGGGCAGGTGGTAGTGGGGATTGGATGGCTGGAGAGGTTTTCCAGTCATTTGGTTTCGATGGGGCGGAGCCGGTGCACGATCGAGGCGTATGTGTCGGATGTGCAGGGGTTTGCGGCATGGTTCGAGGGGGTGAATGGGCAGGTGTTTTCGCCGGAGTTTATTACGGGGGTGGATCTGCGGGCGTACCGTCAGGAGTGCCTGGAGGTGGGGCGGGTGCGACCGGCGACATGGAATCGGAAGCGGGCGGCGCTGCGGGTGTTGTTTGGGTGGGCGAGGCGGGAGGGGTTCATTTCGCATAGCTTCGATGTGTTCGAGGGGGTGGCGGAGGTGGAGGAGGTGGAGCAGGCGCCGAGGTGGTTGGAGGAGAAGGAGTATTTGCGGTTTATGCGCCAGGTGGAGGCGGGGGTGGTGGGGGCGAAGACGGATGCGGGGCGGTGGTTGGCGGTGCGGGACCGGGCGGTGGTGGCGTTGATGGTTTGGGCGGGGTTGCGGGAGGGGGAGGTGTGTGCGTTGGAGGTGGGGGATGTGGTGGTAAGCGAGCGGAAGGGGGAGGTGGTGGTGCGGAGCGGGAAGGGTGGGAAGCGGCGGCGGGTGCCGTTGAATGTGGATGCGCGGCGTGCGATCTCTGCATGGTTGGAGTTGAGGGGGCAGGGCGATGTGCTGGGCAGGTTGTTCGTGGGGCGGAGGGGGGAGGCGTTGGGGGTGCGGGGTGTGCAGCGGAGGGTGGCGATGATTGGGGAGGGGGCGAGGTTGGAGGTGAGTCCGCATGTGCTGCGGCATACGTTTTGCAAGCGGACGCTGGTGCGGAATGCGGAGGCGTTGGGGGCGGGGGCGTTGGTGGCGGTGGCTGAGTTGGCAGGGCACGCCAGGCTGGATACAACCCGGCGATATGTGCAGCCGAGCCGGGAGGAGTTGGCGAGGGCAGTGGAGAGGATATGATGGCGAAGACGCGGATTGAGTGGGCGGATGCAGTGTGGAATCCGGTGACGGGTTGCACTAAGATCAGCGAGGGGTGTAAGAATTGTTATGCTGAGCGGATGGCGAAGAGGTTGAGGGGGAGGTTTGGGTATCCGATGGATGAGCCGTTCAGGGTGACATTACATCCTGATAAGCTGAGGGAGCCTGAAGCGTGGAAGCGAGGGCGGAGGATTTTTGTTTGTAGTATGGGGGATTTGTTTCATGAGGAGGTGCCATTTGAGTTTATTGATCAGGTGTTCATTACGATGATGAGATGTCCGCAGCAAACATTTATGCTGTTGACTAAGCGGCCTGAAAGGATGCGGAAGTATTATCAAAGCCGTCTTAGGGATGATGGTTTATTAAAAATTGACCTAGGGGGTGGGTGGAAAATGCTGGGGGATATGGAGAAGGGGAATGTTTGGGTTGGGGTGAGTGCAGAGACGCAGAAGATGGCTATCAAGAGAGTGCCTGTTTTGATCAATATACCATCTCCGGTGCACTTTGTCAGTGTTGAACCGATGTTACAGCTAATAAGTCTAATAAGGGCGATGGATGAGCCGGAAGATGAGGATTGGGAGAGGGTCAATCAAGTTGAATGCGAGAATGATATCAGTGAACCAGAGGAATTTATTGAGGAGTGCGAGGCTGAATGCGATTGGATTAATTACGGGAATGACCTGGTTGTCAATCCGGAGTGGAAAGAGTGGTACAGCTGGAGAGCTTTGAGAGCTAAATGGGCTAAGATGGGGCGATGCTTGCAATGGGTAATCTGTGGGGCAGAGAGTGGGCCAGGTGCCAGGCCGATGGGTGAGATATGGGCACGAGAACTCAAGGATCAATGTGTTGGGGAAGATATACCATTCTTTTATAAACAGGGGCCAGTGGATGGCAAGCTGGTTAAGATGCCGGTGTTGGATGGGCGAGTGTGGGATCAGGTGCCCGGGGTGGCGGGGGGAATTAAAGCAGCAGCGGAATGAATCACGATATTCACAAATTCACAGCGCATGGGAGTGGGGGGTGATGGTGGGGAGAAATAGGGCAGGGTTAGGACGGATAAGGCGGGTTATGCGGCGTAGTTGGGGGCTGGGGGAGCTGGATCAGGGTGGATTGGGGCGGATAACGGGGGAGTTTTAGGACGCATAACCCGGGGGGAGTGAGTGGGGTCGCTGCGTTTTGGGGGTGGGGATATATGAGCGTGGTGAAAATTTATATCAAATTTGTAGAATGGCTTGGAGGAGCTATGTTGACTGATACGAAACGAATTATTAGGCTGATTGGGAAATTGCGACGGGATTTGAAGCGGTTGGAAAAGGAATTGCGTGAACAACCAGGTGAAGCAGTTGCAGCATGGCAAACATGGCAGCCATTGGATAGATGGAAACCATTGAAGGATTCGTGTGTTGGGCATTTGAATATCTGGGAGCGAACGGCAGAGCAGGATGCAGAATTGAAAAGTATGCTGCATCTGAAGATTGACCCAGGTGATGTGGTGATCAAGGAGGATAAGAGGTTTGTGGATGGTGAAGGTGTGGGGAGCGACCAGGCGCCTGCTGCTGAGGGTGGTGCGGGGAATGGGCAAAATGAGCCGGAGATTAGTTATGAGGAGCGGAATGCTGCTTACCTGAAGGGGAGGTTGGAGAGGGCGAAGGTAATTCGGTATGAACTGGCGGAATTGTCGAGGCGATGGACAGAGGCGCTGACTCTTGCGAAAAATAATAATGCGGATTATTGGGGAGATGCTGCTGTTCAGACAGCGATTGTCGAAAATTGTGCGGCTTGTTTTAGGCCGGAGATGGATAGGCTGAAGTGGGAGCATGTGGAATTGCTGAGGGAGCTCGAGGCGTTGGGATGGAAGCAAGGGGAGGATGGGACGATATATGAGGGCGGGGGCGTTGTGCCCTGGCCTGCGGAGAAGAGCCGAGAGGAGATTTTGGGGGAGCTGGCGAGGGTGGCAAAGAGCTGGCCGGAGGCGCTGAGTAAGCAGGAGATTTTGTACCGGGAGAAGGCTAGATGTCTGGAGGATGGCGGGTATTTTTCGTATACTCGGGAGCATTTTATGTGGGTTGCGGAGGGGTATAGGCGGGGGTTGTGGTTGTGGGTGGAGATCGAGAAGGAATATTTGGGGGAGATGGATAGGTTGAAGCGTGAGTTGGAATATATTAACGATTTGATCAGGTTGAGGGTGGCGGGGAAGTTGAGGGAGGAGGGAGGGGATTTGGCATGGAGACGGGTGGCGGAGGTATTGGAGAGTAGTGATTTTGAGAGCTGGTTGGAGTGGTGAGGTGTGCGATGGTAAAGAATGGAACGGTGCACGTGAATTGGCAGGCGGTGGGTGAGTATTGTGCGGTGCTGATGACCACGCTGTTGATGTTGTTGGTTGGGTGGTGGGGTTGGTTGATTTTGAGGGAGTTGGTGCGGGTCGCTTTAGGTTTGGGAGGTGAGCGATGATGGAGACGGGGACGGTGCAGGTGATTGAGTGGATTTTTTGGTTTAGGGTTGGGTTGACTGCTTTGGGGGTGGTGTGCCTGGTGGGGTGGTTCGCTTGGGTATGGTGGAGACGTCGCAGGAAGTGACGTCTAAGATCTGTTGGGAGCATAGGTGACGGCATGGATGAGTTGGAGTTTCGGAAGTTCATCGATGAGGTGAAGGATAAGGCGGATCTGGTGCAGGTGATGGGGGAGACGGGGGCGGAGTTCCGGGT